TGTGTTTTAAGGTTTATTGAGACAAAAATACTTTCATCAATTCCTGAAAGGGATGCGATGAGAGTTGAGATTACTAGAAGCAGAAAAGGATATGGGACTTGCAAACCTAGATCGTCTGGTCTGTGGAAGGAATAGCATTGCTAGAATGTCTTGTGGGTCAATCCCTGAGTTGAAATAACCCTGATGTCGATATAAATATAAATGTAGGAACATCTAACCAGCTAGGCTCCATTCGCTGTGGAGGGCAGAGGTCAAATTGACCAGTCTGCTGATTGGGATGTTGAGCAAAAAACTCAGCATCTTAGTTGGAAGATAAGATATTAATGAAGTTTATATTGAAGTAGGCAGAATAAATATAGTATGCTAAGCACAAATCCTTGTCCTGTTCAGTTTTCAGAGAATTTATATTTTCTGAGTGAATTAAAACATAGCGTGAGGAACATAATTATATATTTAGTCCAACAGACCTAAGTTTTAATTCAAATTACCAATGTGCTCATCCTTCTCTTCTTCCTCACATTGGTAGATGAGAGTGGTGTATTATAGTTTGCTGAGATACTCTATAATACACTTACTTATCTACTAATCTGATGTGAGAGGAGAAGAATGAGATAATTATAAATTATTATGGAAAAAGAAATAAATATAAGTATCTATGAACAAGAAGATTGGATTGATGCTGTTCAAAGCATGGAATTCTTCGCAAGAAAATACAAATACACAATGGTCGTACAACCAGAAGATACAGATGGTATCTTAATTGCATCTTCAAGTGTACCATTCACTGAAGATGAAGTATTAGAAGAATTTGATAATGCAAAATAACATGATAAAAGGAAAAGACATAGAAGGAGGATACACAATGAAAAGTATGTATGACAACGATAGCATCATACTTGTAATAAAAGGTGAACAGTATCGTATCAAAGCAGATGAGATTGTGAAAGCATTGAAGCACCACAATTTCGAATCAAAGGTCGCAAGAATTCATACTTATCTAACTGTAAAATAGCATTATGTCAATAATATTAAATAACATCCCTGAATCAGAAATGGAACTCAATGAGCTTAATAAGATATGGGACGACTGGAACAAAAATCAAGACATTGTCAAAACACATAAAGCAATAGTTGCAGTTGATTGGAAGTATCATTCACAAGGAGCAGATGCATTGTTAGACGAGATTAATCATAATAGCTAATATGAAAACATCACAAGAACTAATAAAATTGTATATTAAGAAGACATATCCAGGACATTACAGTTACATGGACAAAGAAGGAACACTGGATAGATATGCTGAATTGTTAGCATTCAGGTCAGCCAAATTCTATATTCAAGGAAATATGGACTTGGAGACCATGGATGAGGATCTACTGCATGAAGAAGGAAGGTATGTGAACTTGGATTCAACAGAGGATGACCATAAAAGGTATTATTCAGGACTTAACAAAATGTAACATGGAAAATGTACACACAAAACAAATGCAACATATGATGGGATTGATAAAGAAACATTGTAGTCACAAAGTGTGTGATGGGTCGGGTACTGTTGAAGAAAAGAGAGCAGTGGACAACATTATTAGTGTACCTTGTCTGTGTCAATCAGATGAGGATAATAAATAATATCATGAATGAAGATAGACCAATTTTGTTAGTAAATGCTTTAGCAGTTCTTGCAATTATATTTATTGTAATTGGACTTATATTTACAATTGCACACTTTACAACAGCTTTGAAAAGAATAGAAACTCAAGAGTGTAAAAAATGGCAAGAGTATGCAGTAAAATATGAAGGATTTTATTTGGTAAAGTGGCAGAAAGCACAATGTGATTACAGAGAAGTAGAGATTAATGCACCAGTACAATGAAGAAAGAGAACTTTAACTTTATACCATTCAAGAGAGCCAAGGGAGAAGCTGATGCCAGATCTCCAGGAGATGTAACAGTCAATACAAAGTATGGCTCTATAACATTCTCTCCAAGTTATTTAAGAGACAGTGGATTGGAAGGAAAGTTTATAAAGTTTTATGTTGATATTGACAAAAAGGCATTGGCATGGAAAGTTTTGGAAGAAAATAGTGTGGAAGGATTGAAGGATTATAGACATGTCAAAAAACAAAAGTCGGGAGTGTGCCAGTTATTTATTGGTTCCATTCTAAAATTGTACAAATTCAAAGACATAATGAGATTCAAAGGATTAAAAGTTAAAACGAATTATCCAACATATCTTGAAGGAACAATGTGTTATGTAAAATTAGAGAATGGAGAAAAGTGGGATAAAGAAAAAGAAAATGATTAATATAGAAAAACAAAAGAATAAAGAGATGAATGATGATATAATGTCTAATGTAAGTAGTATACTAAAAGGATTCAAATTGACAGTAAATAATGAGTCAGAATTGAATGCAGAAGTGTATGTAGCCCACAGAGGATTGGAAGGAGAAGAGAGAGAAAGAGTGAAAGCAGAGTATAAAGATTTATTTGAGAGTCAAATTAATGTAATAACTCCATGACAAAAAAAGAAAAAGAAAAAATAATAAAAAAGAAAGAAGTGTTTACAGGAAGACAGACATTCAAGAGTTCTACAGGGAGAGCAATTAAGTTGTCAGAGTTTTTACAAGAAGGAGATTGGTGGGAAAGCAAAGGAAGAGGAACAAAGAAGCATATAATCACACATGATGCTGTTAAAAGGATAGCAAAAGAAGCAGGATTGAAGGCATTGAGATATGCCATACTTACACAACCATCAGTTGAGAACAATTATCAGATAACAATGTCATCTGTTGTGGTTGACTTAAAATCTGGTGAAGAGTTTCTTGAGATAGGAGAAAGTAACAGAAATAACATTGGAGCAAGAGGAAAGCAATATCCTGCAAAGATGGCACAGAAAAGAGCATTTGACATCAATATATTATCAATTTTAGGCATGAGTGGTCTTCTGTCTGAAGAAGAATTAGATGAAGAAACAAAAGAAGATATGGATAAATTAAGTATAGATGAACAAAAAGAAATTGCAGTTTTGATAAATAAGATTAATTTGACAAGAACAAAAGAAAACTTGTTTGAATTGAATCGTGATATGTCAAAAGATGTAAAAGAGGGAAAGATGAAGAAATACAATGAATTACAATTGGAATATTTGAGAGCATTGTACAAGAAAAAGGTCGCAGAATTACAAAAAGTAACTTTTTAACAAATGGCAAAAGAAATATTATACCATAAAGATGCACGAGATGCATTAAAAAGAGGAGTTGACAAAGTAACTGATGCAGTGAAAGTGACACTGGGACCAAAAGGTAGGAATGTATCATTGGAAAATCCATTTGGTGCACCAACAATAACTAACGATGGAGTTACAATAGCAAGAGAAATTACACTCAAAGACAAGTTTGAGAACATGGGAGCAGAGATTGTAAAAGAAGTTGCAGAGAATACAAATAAGATTGCTGGAGATGGTACAACAACATCTGCAGTGCTAACACAAGCAATGATAACAGAAGGATTTAAGCAAATGGAAGGAGAGTCAGACATGATTGATGTTGAATGGAATGCTATGGCAGTGAAGTCTGGTATAAAAAAGACAGCTGACATGGTCATTAGTGAGCTAAAACAACTTTCAAAAGAGATAAAAACACATGAAGAGATAAAGCAAGTTGCTTCAATCTCTTCAGAGTCTGAAGAGCTGGGAGAAGCAATTGCACTAACAATTCAAAGAGTGGGAAAGGATGGAATTGTAACTGTAGAAGAATCACCATCATTTGAAATTGAGTCAGAGATAACAGAAGGATTGGAATTTGACAAAGGTTATTTGTCTCCATATATGATTACTGACAAAGACAGAATGGAGTCAGAATACCAAGACATTTCAGTGTTGATAACTGATAAGAAGATTGTATCTATAAAAGAAATAAGTTCATTGATTTCAAATTTAGTAAAATTAGGAAAAAGAGATTTGGTTATAATTGCAGATGATTTGAGTGATGAAGTTTTGACATCTGTAGTGTTGAATACTGTTAGAGGAGTTTTTAGTGTCCTTGCTGTCAAAGCACCAGGATTTGGAGATGAGAAGTTTGAAATACTTGAAGACATAGCATCAACAGTAGGAGCAGAAGTTATATCAAAAGGATCTGGAAAAAAGATTGAAGAAATAGAGATGTCATCACTTGGAACTGCACAGAAAGTAACATCAACTCAAGACAAAACAATAATTATAGGAGGAGACAAAAAGAAAGTTGAAGAAAGGATTAAGCAACTTAAGAAGCAAAAAACTTCAGACAAATTAAAAGAAAGGATTGCAAAGTTGAGTGGTGGAGTTGCTATTATAAAAGTTGGAGCACCAACTGAAACAGAGATGAAGTACTTGAAACTAAAGATTGAAGATGCTGTCAATGCTACTAAATCTGCAATTGATGAAGGAATAGTTGCTGGTGGTGGTACTTCATTGTTGAAGATAATTAATAGGATTATTCCAGATGGTTTTACAAAGGATGAGAAAATAGGATTTCACATTGTGGGAAAGGCTCTTGAAGCACCATTAAGACAAATGTTAATAAATGCTGGAGGATTGAATGATGAAGATATAGATGAGATAATAAAAAATATTCAAATTGGTGATGGTAATTTAGGATATGATGTTGCAAAAGGAAAAATGAGAGAAGGAATGATTGAAGGAGGAATAGTCGATCCTGTGAAAGTTATTAGAAGTGAAATTCAAAACTCTTCATCAGTAGCTGGTATTGTTTTGACTACAGAAGTATCAATTGTTGAAGAAATAACAAATAATAAATAATATGAATGATTTAGAAATAGAAAAAATATCACCATCGTCTCTGGACTTATATGAAAGATGTCCAAAAGCATTTTACTACAGAGTGTTCTTAGGATTGCAATTGCCAGAGGAAGATAGAAGGCATTTGGATTTTGGAATAGCAATCCATTCAGCATTGGAAACTTTATACATCCAATATGATGATAATTTTGGAGGAGCATGGGAAAATGCAGATTTTAAAAAAGTCGAAAAAACATTTTTAAGTCATTGGAAACCACACATTATTACTGAATCAGAATTTGAAAGATTTAAATTGACAAAGAAAGGAAGAGAAAGTAATTTTGTAAATGCTTTGGGACTGTATAATTACATGAAAAAAGATGGTTTGGACATGCTAAAATCATATTGGAACCATAAGGAATGGTTGTTGACAGAACACCTTGTCAATATAAAAGAAGAGGAGAAATACATGAAGATTGAAATTGTGAATCCTGATAACAAAGAGGAGAAACTTTTAATCCCTATGTCTTTGAGAATTGATGGAGTTAGTAAAGAAGGAAATATAATAGAATTCAAGACAAGTGGAGCAAAGTACAGTGAAAAGGAAGCAAAGCAAAAGATACAAGGACAATGTTATTCATTTGCACAGTATCAAGAAACTGGATTGAAGAAAGTTCCAAAAGTGAAGTATGTAGTGTTGTTGAAAGACAGAAGGACTGATAATCGCATCCAAGTTGTGAACTTGGAATATGATGAATTTGATATGGCTGTGTTTTATCACAGAGTCGATGCCATTTTGAAGAGAATTAGAAATAGAGAGTTTAGCAAATCAAAAATTGGACACTTGCCATATTGTGAGTGTTTGAAATTTGATGAATTATTAAATGTAGATAAAATAAAATAAAAATTATTATGGACGCATCAAAAAAGTTTTTAGAAACAAATGACATTATTCCATTTCTATCATTTGGAGATGGAGAAGCACACACTGTGACGATCTTCAAAGATAAAGAAGACCAAATGGAAAATACACAAGGTGACAAAGCAGGAGAAATGATTGATGGAGTTAGTTATTTAGTAGAAGAAGGTGGAGTTAAGAAATCATTCTTTACTGCATCAGTAACATTAATAGGAAAATTATCAGAAAAGAAAGCAGGTGATATTGTTACAATCCAACAAACAAAGACAAAAGGATCCAAAGGATTTAGAACAGGATACACAGTTGAAGATGGTGAAGTGAAAATAGAGAAAGCAAAAGAAGGAGAGCAAGAGAAATCCTTAAAAGAGAGTGTTGGTGAAAATCCTAATTTCTAACTATGAAAAATCCAACAAGAAACAGATTTAACAAAATACTCCACTTCCTAATTGAGAAGTTTGCAGAGAGAAGTGGAAGGAGCAAAGATGATACAAAGGACAAAGTGAGAGAATATCTGGTTGATGAAGGACTCATTAAAGAAAGTATTGGTGAGGCAAATTTGAAAGGTCTTGCTGTTGGATGTAACTTATTAGAGAGAATGATAAAAAAAGATGGAGAAATACACACATGGAGAAAATCCATTTATAAAAGCGACCTTGAAGAGATTCAAGATTGAGAAGAAGAAAATTAATCCTGTACATGAAGTAGTAAACACATATTTTACACTGAAAGGACAGGATAAAATGCCGAAATCATTTTATAAAGGTCGAAATGGTTATGGAAAATTAGCTAGAGAAGCAAAACGACTCTTAGAAGTCTGCAAAGACGACCTTGAAGATGCTATGTGGTCAATTGATAAGATGAAGTATTTGGCTGACAAAGGTGGTTTTGATTGGTCAATTACAACTTGTTTGAAACACAACTTAAAATGAATAAAAAAAGAACAAAAGAAAGGTGGCAAAAGATTAGATACTTTGATGAAAAGTATGTTGTTCAAGGTGGAATAAAAAGATTAACAGAAATGAAAAACAACTTGAGAACTTTGGATGATATAGCTGAACAATTTAATGTGTCTAAAGAAAGAGTTACTCAATGGATGGTAGAGTTTTTTGATGAAAGATACGATCCAAGAGAAGAAAGAAGAAATAGAAAAATTCATTTTATGTTAAAGTATTTGAAAAAACATGGTTCAAAAGATTTTGAAAAAGTTTCAAGAGATTTGAACAAACATTATAAAGAAGAAGCATTAAAACGATACAATGATTTTAAGCGACAGTCAAATTAAAAAAGAAATAGAAAATGGAGATCTTGGTGTAACAGGAGTTGAAAAAGTTTATATTGGTTCAAATTCCATAGATTTGCATCTTGACAATAAAGCAATGATTTTGTACAGAGATCCACTTGATGAAATGATAACTATAAGAATGGATGAAGACAAAGAACATTTTAGAGAATTCAATGGTTGGAAAGAAATAACTATCCATCCAGGAGATTTCTACATTCTTCACACAAAAGAAAAACTAACTTTTCCTGATGATATTGCAGGATTTGTTCAAGGTAGAAGTTCTATTGCAAGAATGGGAATAAGTGTGGAGTGTGCAGGATTTGTGGACTCTGGATTTGAGGGAACAATTACTCTTGAAGTTACAAACTTCACTTCACATCCCATTGTGATACCTGCACATACAAGAATATGTCAGATTGTATTTCACAGAGTTGAAGGAAAGGTCGAAGTAGATTATAAACAAAAAAAAGATTCAAAGTATTTTGGACAGGATGTTCCAAAAACATCAAGAGGATATAAAGATTATGCCAAAAACAATTAAAACTAAATATCTTATTTTAGGATCGGGAGTTGGAGGATTGTCAGCAGGAGCAAATCTTAAGAAACTTGATGAAGATTTCATCATTGTTGACAAACAAGAAAAGTTGCCAAACAATCTTTCAAATGGATTACACTATCTTCATAGTACAGATTTGAAATTGCCATTTCACACAGATTTCAAAAGTTGTATATTGACAGAGAATGTGTGGGATCCAAGAACTAACAAATTCTCGAATTATTCATTTTTACCAGAAATGTTTGAGTATTCTAAAAAGATTATGGAGGATCTGAGACATCCATCTTCAATTATGGATCCAGGAAAAAGAAACTGTGTCTGGGTGCCAGAAAGTAACAACATGAATGATTTGCTAAATCAATGTCATGACTATATAGGAAGTGAACATTTCAAGTTTGGTTTTAGTTTGGCAAGTGTTGCAAAAGAAATGAAAACTGCAATCTTTAAAAATTCCAAAGATGAAGTTATGAATGTAGAATATGAGTATCTCATAACTACAATGCCAGTTGACAAATTTGTTGAAATTGCAAAAATTGAACATAATTTGGAATTCAAATTTAAGAATTTAAACATGACTAACTATAAGCCAAAGAATATCGTTCCTAATTGGATGATAGTTTTGTACATTTCAGATCCTAAATTTATTCCATATAGAATATCATGTTTCAATAATGTGATAAGTATGGAGTCTCTTAAAGAATTAAAATATGAAGATGAAATCATTGTTAAGTATTTGTTGAGAGATTTATTTGATTATGATTTAGAAAGCAAAGAAGTATATGAATGGAAATCTGGGAGGATATTTGGAATTTCAAAGGATGAAAGAATGAAGATCGTAAAAGAAATGATTGATTGTGATATATATCCTGTTGGTAGATTTGCTCTTTGGAATGGAAAAATAAGAATGGATGATACTGCAAGACAGGCACATGATGTTGTTGAACTGATAAAAGTAAATATATTTGACAAATCAGAACAAGAAATAATTGAATGTATATATGGACAATGAAATAAAAAAATATTTACAAGACAAGTTTCCAACTGCAAGTAAAGGATTCATAGATGTGTTGGTTGATGCTCTTGACATTCATGCAAAGAAAAGGAATGATTATACAGGAACAGATTTTGTTCAGAAGTTTAGTAAGTTTGAAACACTTTCTAAATTCTATGATATAAGAAGAAAGTATGATAGACTGTATAACATAATGGTGAAAGATACAGAGATACAAGTTGATGAAAAGTTAAAAGATACTGCTTTGGATCTTGGAAATTATGCATTCTTATTAGTAGAGTATATAAACGAAGCAAATAAAAATGGATTTGAAACAAGCATTGTCAAAAAAATATTACCACAATGTATTAGACGATCTTAATGAATTCAAAAAGGATTCAATATTTGATTGGAATGAAGCAAATAAAATTGCTGCAAAAGAATGGGAAGCAAAAGAGCCAGATGGTGAAAAGGGATACAATAATTACTATATCAATTCACCATACTACATAGATGCTATGGCTACTTACAATGCAACTGGGAAGAAAACAAGATTGTATTCAAAGCTGTCTAAAGTTATAAAATCTCTGAAAGATGTGAAGACGATTGTTGACTTTGGATGTGGTGTTGGAAGTGATTCATTGGAATTTGCTTCAGATGGTTATAAAGTGATTGCAATGGATTTACCATCAATATCTCTTGATTTTGTCAAATTCAGGATAAATAAGCATAATAAGAGCCTCAAAATTGGTGTAGATGTGGTTGAAATAGCAGACTCAACCGAAGTTCCCAAGGTAGATCTTGTGCTTTCTTTGGACACTTTAGAGCATGTTTTTGACCCATATAAAACCATTGAAAAATTGGTCAAAAACAAACCAAAGTATTTGCTATTTACAACAGCATTTGGAATTCATGAGACAGCAGAACACACCATCCCACATCATACTGACCATAAGATTGCAAAGATTGAAAAGTTTATTAGCAGTTTGGGATATGAAAAGCAGAAATTGAAAGTTGCTTTTCCTCCCAGACTATTTAAGAGAATTAAAAAATGAAAATACATCTTGTAACACATACACCAGAACCATTGAAAGCAATAGCAATTCCATTTCTTAATATGGGAATAGGAAGAGATATAAAAAGTTTTGATGACATAACTCAAGAAGAAGCAAGAGATGCTCTGAAAGAGATATTCAAAAGTCATTTGGATGCTCCAACAGAGTTTGCAACATTCAATCTTTTTTGGGAAGACATTCCTATATTTATGAGAGCACAGCTTGTTCGTCACAGAGTAGGATGGGGATTTGCAGAAAGATCGTTGAGATTTTATGATGCAAATATCAGAGATCCTATAAAAGATTATGACTTTGATTCTATGCCAACTATAAAAAGTGCAAAAGGAAAACAAACTGTATTGAAAGACCAGAATTTGGAAGAAGTTGTGGAAAAGGAAATGGAGAGACAGATGATGCTTTATAGTTTATTGCTCAAAGAAGGAATTGACCAGCAAGATGCAAGAAATATAATTGGAGTGTGGTATCCAACTGCTATGCAAACAACTTGTTCATACAGAGCATTGAGAACTATGCTTTCTGATAGATTGAGCTCGCAGGCACATCCATTCTGGCAGAGTGCTGCTAAACAAATAAAGAAATTAATAACAGAAGTTGACAAAGATCTTGGAGATGGATTGATAGACAGTTGTGAGATGTATGGAAGATGTGTATGGAAATCAAAGTACGATCGTGATTGTGATAGCTGTATCAAAAGAGGAACAGAGAAAGCACATGAACATATATTTGACAGAGAAACTTCATTTGGAGAAAACACTCAATGTAGCTGTGGAACAATGAAACAGAATTTGTTAAAATGAGAATTAAGAGTATAATTTATAAATTGATAATAGATCCTGTTTCAGAATTGATTTCAAGATGGATTATCAAAAAGTGCAAAAAGACATTCAAAAGAAAGATTGAAGCAGAAGTTTTGATTACTGAAAATGAAGTATGGAAATTACTACAAACTTGGCGTAAATGTTCAAATGTAAGTGTCGATGATTACATTTTAGTTAGTGCTTTTGTTAAATATCTATTAATAAAAATCAATTTAAGAAAATGAAATGTAAATTATTATGATAAAATTAGAAGGAGTAAAAAATTCAAAGGAAGGAATATGGCATTATGTGGTATTTTATAAAGATGGAGCACATTTGTCAGAAATGGGAAAAAGGAGATATGGAGATCTAAGATGGACATGTACAAATAAAATTTGTAAATTGATAAAATGAAAGACCATTTTTGTAATTTACACTGCCATTCAACATATTCTTTTACAGATGCTGTTGGATCTCCAGAACAATATGCTGAAAGAGCAAAAGAGTTAGGACAGCCAGCACTTGGAGTAACAGACCATGGCAATGTCAGTGCTCATTATAAATGGTACACTGAATGTAAAAAGAGAGATGTAAAACCTGTTCTTGGATGTGAATTGTACATTGTGGAAAGAGAAGACCAAATAAGAATGCCAATGTATTATCACATTACTGTTTTAGTTCTCAATAAGATCGGATATAGAAATTTGATGCAATTAGTAACAAAAGGATGGTGTGAACAATTTTATTATAAACCAAAGATTACATTTCAAGATTTGATAAACCATCAGGAAGGATTGGCAGTTTTATCAGGATGTCTTTCTGGTCCTGTATTACAAGAATTACACAAAGGATCTGATAAAAAAGCAAAAGATAATTTTGATTTACTATCAAAAAACATAAAGAATTTTTACATAGAAATGCAACCAATAGATTTTGATGGAGGATTACAAGCATATCAAAAGTTTATAGAGTTGTCAAAAAACTATCCTAATGTTCCATGGATAGTAACATCAGACTGCCATTGTGTGAAAGAAAAGCATCTAAAAACACAAGAGATAATGTTGTGTGTTCAAAGTAAATCATTGTGGGACGATCCTGATAGATGGAGATTTGACCAGAAAGATTTGTATTTGAAATCAAGGAAAGAAATGGAAGATGGAATGAATAGGATATTTCCAGATGTAAAATGGAAAGAAGCACTTGACAATACAATCAAATTAGCAGATAAAGTAGATTTTGAATTTCCATCTGCAACTCCTATTAAGTTTCCTGTGCCAGAAAAGGAAAAAGTTCCATTGTTAAAAAGAATGTGCAAAGAGGGATTGAAAAAGAGAGGATTGGAAAAGTCTGAATACAAAGAAAGAATGGAATACGAGCTTGATATTATTATTCAAAAGAACTTCGTTGATTACTTTTTAGTGGTTGCAGACATTGTAAAATGGTCAAAGGACAACAATATACTTGTGGGACCAGCAAGGGGAAGTGCTGCTGGAAGTTTAGTTTGCTACTTGGCTGAAATAACAGAAGTGGATCCTATAGAATACGATCTTATCTTTGAAAGATTTATCGATCTTAATCGTGAAGACATGCCTGATATAGATGTGGACTTTGAAGATGCTAGAAGAGGTGAAATAAAACAATACATTGAAGATAAATATGGCTCTGATAAAGTTGGAACTCTTCCTATATTTGCAACATTTAAAGGAAGAAGTGCTATTGATGATATAGGAAGGATTTTCAAAATACCATTCAGTGAAACAGACAGACTGAAAGGAATGATTATTGAAAGATCTGGTGGTGATTCAAGAGCATCATTTACAATTGAAGATACATTTGAATCATTTCCTGCTGCAAAAAAGATAGTTGATGCACATCCTGATTTGAAACAAGCAGCAATGATGGAAGGACAAATTCGTCAAATGGGAAAGCATGCTGCAGGAATGGTTGTTAGCAATGAACCATTGATAAATTTTTGTGCCATTTATAAAGTCAAAGACCAATTTGTAACAAGTTTAGATTACAAAGATGCATCAAGCATAGGATTGTTGAAATTAGATTTATTAGGATTGAACACTCTAACTGTTATTCATAAGACTACAGATTTGATAAAAGAAAGACATGACAAGGATGTAAAAGTTTATGATTTACCATTGGATGATAAAAAAACTTATAAATCTTTTAGGGATGGAAAGTTGTTTGGAGTTTTTCAATTTGATGGTCAGGCTGTTAATCAGGTTTGTAGACAAATAAAGCCAAATGATTTTGAATCTCTTTCTGCTATATCTGCTTTAGGAAGACCAGGACCTCTTAATGGAGGATCCACAACTGAATATATAATGAGAAGATCTGGAAAAGAAAAGATCGTCTATCCTCATGAAATAATGAAAGATTACACAGAAGAGACATATGGTGTTGTAATTTATCAAGAACAGGTTATGAAAACTATGAGAAATGTAGGAAAAATGTCTTGGAAAGATACTGCAGAAATAAGAATGAATATAAGTAAATCTCAAGGAGTGGAGAAATTCAATCAGTACAAAGAGACATTTGCAATTGGAGCAAAAGAGAATGGAATGGACAATAAGCAAATTGATGATATGTGGGATGCAATCTGTACCTTTGGTTCATGGGCATTTAATAAATGCATTTCTGGAGATACTGTATTAATAAATGCAAATTATAATCAGTTTTCTGAAAAAGAAATAACTATAAAAGAACTTTATAAAAATAAAGGTTATGCTACTTCAAGATGGAAAGAACAACCAAAAGTGTATAAGAAAATGAATACTTTGGGAATGGATTTGGATGGACAAATAAGACCATCCAGAATAAAAGATGTATTTTATAAAGGAAAAAAGACTATTCATGAAATAACAACAGAGTCTGGACAATCAATTAGAGCAACTTCAAATCATAGATTTTTAGGACAAAATGGATTTAAAAAAGTGCACAAATTCAGTAATGGAGAATTTATAGCTGTAAATGGAGGAATTCAGGAAAAAGAGTATCTTCCAAAAGGAGATTTGGGAAAAGGATGGAGAAAAGGAAGAGCTGGCGGTGCAGGAGATTCTAAAGATGGAAGTTCTTATGAAGTGAATAAATTTCAAGAGTTGAATAAAGGAAAATGTTGTGAACATTGTAGTGTAATGAATGATAGGATGGAAGTGCACCATGTTACAAAAACTCCTCCAAAATCTATATTAGAATGGCTTTGTCCAAGTTGCCATAAGAAAGCAGAATATAAAATTGGAAGAACCAAAGTATGGGAAAAAGGTTTTCCAATCAAATACGAAAAGATAAAATCAATTGAGAATTTAGGAGAGGAAGATGTGTATGATGTAGAGATGGAAGACCAATCCAGACCCTCCTTTATTGCAAATGGATTTGTAAGTCATAATAGTCATTCAGTAAGCTACACATTAATAAGCTATTGGACGATGTGGTTGAAAGTACACTATCCAATGGAATTTTATTCTTCTATATTGTCATTGACTTCACAAGAAGAGAAACAAAAGAAAATAATAAAAGAATATAAAAGAGAAGGATATAAAGTTCTTCCTATAGACATTAACAAAAGCAAAAAGCATTTTGTTATAGATGGTGATAAAATAAGAATTGGATTTGCAGATGTAAAAGGAATAGGAGACAAATCCTCTGAAATTATAGTTAGGAATCAACCATATGTTTCATATGAACAATATGTTGGAAAGAATAAAAGAAAATTCAACATGAGTCATTTGGATGAAATGAGCAAAATAGACCAATTATTAATAGATCTTGGAGCCTTTGATAGCATTCCTCAATCCAATATGATAGATTTATTTGGAAATAAAGCAGTGTGGTATAGCAAAAAAAATATACCATTTGCAGAGAGATGGAATGCATGTCCATGGGATATTGAATTCAATATAGTTGATGAATGGTTACCTATATTAAAAAAATATCCTAAAACATTCAAAACTGTTCCAACTCCAATAGAAAATCTATCAGGAAAAGAAGGAAAAGAATTTGTAATATGGGGAATAGTTTATGATAAAAACTTGAAAGATGTTGTGGAAGAAGCAATGAGCAGAGGTAAGAAACCTCCTCAATTAAAAAATGGATTAAGTAAATTCTGTAACTTCATTCTTGAAGATGATTCTGACTTTATTACAATAAGAGTGTCTCCTCATTACTTTCCAGAATTCAAAGAACTGATATTTGAAAGATTGAGAGAAGATGATGTTGTTATAATGAAAGGAAAAATGGGATCGGGAATTAGAATGTTTTTTGTAAACAAAATGGTTTGCTTAAGAGAATTTGACGAGAAACATTCCAATGAAAATGACTCCAAAATAAAAACTTTGGAGCCATCTTCCTAATTTTTAAATAATAAAAATTATTTAACCAATTTTTTCTGGTCATACAATCCAGCAGCAGTCAAACCTACTACAAGACCTTTTAATCCACTTGGAATGCTAAATCCTCCTGCAATTAATGACAATACAACTGCGATTGCCAAAGGAACAAGTGAAACAAATCTTTTTGAAACATAAGATTTTGCAATTTGGGATAGTGCAATTGTGACTATTCCTAATGTTGCTTCATCCAATATACCTTCTGATTGAAAAAATTCCATAATTATATTTTTTTAGTAAGTATAATTTTTCCTCTATCGACCTTTATTCTTAACTGTTGCCAATTGTCAAGAATCAATTGTTGAGAACTTTCTACAATTTCTGAATGTAATCTTTTCAATATTTCAGTTCTTTGTTTTTCAAGTAATGGTTTGTCCCATGTAAAATCTTTATGAGTGACAAGATTGTCTTTAGTAATTTCAAATGGAAATGTTTTGAATACTTCAATTGCACTGTTATACTGTGCTTGTGTAAATTTCTCTTTGCTCAAACATTCAAATTCACACTGTATCAAATATGCTCCTGGTTTTACATAAGATCCCCATAGAGTTTTCTTTGCAATCTTTTTTGCTCTTTCTGTAAATTTATCAGGAGTCATTCTTCCTGCAGACCATGCTCTTTTTTTGTATGGAACCAATTGATACACAGTTCCATCACGAGCAAATAATAAATGAGCAGATGCACAGGATTTAGGATTTCTCAACCATCCTAAACTATTAGTTCCAAGAGTTTTGTGTATCATTACACCAACTTTGCTGTAAAGAGTATCGTTATAATTTGGAGATGGTTTTTGTATTATATTCATAACATTTTAAATAAAGACAATAAAACTATTCCTAAAACTGAAAAAAAAGTTCCAAGTGAAGCAGTAACAATAATCCAATAATTTTTCTTTAACCATTTTAAATCTGTTTGTTGTTTATCAGTTTCTGTCTCTACTAAAAGCAATCTATCTTCTACTTTTTCTGTACGATTGTTTGCAGTATCTTGTCGTTCGTGAATACCTTTAAAACCCATCTTGACTGTTCCTTCAAGAGTTCCAATAGCACGCATTATTTCTTTGTTGTTTTTGTCATTCATATTTATATTACACCTTCATTAATCCATTCAAGTATTTCAAATCCATGAAATTCAAATGGCTCTCCTAAAGACGACCCATATAAATTAAATTTGATTCTGTGTCCACTTATATCTTGACTTTTGAATAAACTTTCTTGATTCTCTAATTGTCCTAATGGTTTTATTTCACTTTTTGACATATTGTCAGCTCTCCATCCTAATTTGACACCTTGAGCATTTTCGTGTAATGCAGATAGCTGTCTGATTGTTTTAGTTTCAGATCGTAATCCTGTCAAAGTATATGATCTTGTTTCTAATAAATAATTTATTGCAGTTCCATTATCATCATTTCCACTATCAAAGGTGTAAACATTTCCATCATCATCTCCTACAACTCTCAATAAAGTTGTACCATCATCGTATTGAGCACCATATCTTATTTCCATAGCATATGAATAAATAGTCCAAACTTCTGTAGAAATGGTAAATCTTACAACACAATTGCTGGTAGTTTCTCCATTTACAGTTACATCTCCTACAGAAAAGTACACATGGTCATCATCACTCCAAGAATTAACATCTTCATAGAATGAACGAGAGACATTCTGAATAATATCATTTATAGGTTTTGATATCTCTGTAGGTTGGCTTTCTCCTCGTCTCAATCTATAAATACCAGATGGATGATGCCAATACATCCCATTTTTAGCCAATTCGATTGATGCATGAGACCAAGTTCCTACAAATATCTGTGGATCTGGATCTGTCTCATTTATACTATAAATCCTATACACAAAGTTCTTTTTGAAAACATAAAGTGCTTTAGCAAACTTCTTTCCTCCTGTTATATCTTCTCCATCTCCAGGAGCAATATCTATAAATGAAGAATCATCCCCAGTCCATAATATAGTTCCATCAGATGCAGCAACAGAGCTGTGTGTAACTCTTGAAGGATTTGTAGTTGTCTTTAATGCCCATACTCTACTTCTAAAGTTTTCAATAAAGTGAGAAGCAGGAGCAGATACTGCATTTGTTGTTCCAAAACTATCTCCAGATGCTCCTGTCCAAGTATTCATAGCATCAGTTCCATTTACCATAAACACCAAATCTATGAAGTTTGTAAAATCAGCTTTCTTTCCTGATGTCAATCCTGTTCTCTTTGATGTCCAAGATCCTCCAGACAGATAATAAGCAACAGTTCCATTTACAGTTATCAATTGGTCATCTGTTCCTGCTCCAGCATCTAAGAATTGATGTAATCCCAGAATAGCACTTGAAGCAATTTGACTATCAATTATAGTTGCTCCCTTTCTTCTTGTTGCAGATCCAATTTTATCAAAATGTAGATTCAAAACATCAGACACAGCTCCATTTGGCATAAGAAAATCATCTACAACTCCTGTTTGTATAACTCCTCTTGTTCCTATTTCTCCTATTGATATTGGTGGTGTTGGATTTTTGGGTGGCATATTACAATTTTAATTTAGATGATAATTCTGCAAACAATTTAACCATAACTGTTCTTGCTGCAGGAGCCATTGCTGAAAATGATTTCACAACAGGACTTGAATCTCCAAACAATAATGTGTTAAATGCTGCAGACCTTGTTCCTACAGTAGAACTTCTTATGGTCAAATCAAATATATTTTGAACAAATCCCCATAGGAATCCAGCAGCAACTCCTCCTCCTGCAAGCAATCCTTTTTGACTAACTCTAAATATCTCTTCTGAAGTTATCAATTTTACTAAGTGAGCAGTTTGCCATTTAGAATTTAATGCTTTTATAGTTCCTCCTCCAACAGATTGTTCTATTCTTCTTCTGAGAGATCCAGAAAGTGCTTCAAATAATTCACCTTTGAATGATATTTTTGCATCAGGATTATTCCAAAATGCATCTGGAACCATTGATGCAAATTTTATCTTCCATTTGTTAGCTACTTCAGGAGTCATTTTTCCTGGAAGTTTTCCAAGTATCTTTCTAATTGGTCTTGAGAATTCTTCATTAAATGGATCGTCAAGCAATGGTCCGATGTCTTTTATTACTTGGTGTTTTAGTATTGGAGCTTTATGTTTTGCATTTTTCAAAACTACACCTATTTGAGCTCCAACCTTTGACAGATTTTGTTCAGATTGTATTTTTACTTGTCTTGCAGTTCCTCTGTATCCTTCTTCAATTATCTTTTTGTTTATTGTTTTTGTATTGGAAAATATATCATGTCTGATGTATTTTGAAGGAGTGTTCAACGATCTCTGTATAATGTTTTCTGGTCTTTTTGCAAGAATTCCTCTGAATGCTTTAAATGCTTGTCCCACTGTAGCAAATACTGTGCCAACTAAAAATCCAACTTTTGCTTCTCTTGCAATTTCTCTTCCTGTTTTACCTTCTTCAAGTGCAGTTGCAGCAGAAAATCCTGCTACAGGAACACCACCAAGAGTTGCAGATTTTATAGCAGTTTTTCCTAAAGTTTTCAATGTGGATCTTTTTGCAACATCTATTCCAGTTTTAGCAACAACTGCTTTTGTTCCTGCTAATGCTGATTTTGATAGTGCATTAAAACCACCTCTGAAACTCGTCAAAGAAATTGCAGTAGTTGCTGCTCTTGCAAATATTTCTCTTGCACTTTTTTCAAATAAAGGATTGTCTTTTATAAAATCAGGAGCAGTTTCTAATAACATTTCTTGTAATTGCTTTGCTCTTTTTTTATCTATTCTTCCAGAAGCAATAGACTCTCTTAAAGCATCTGCTTGAGCAGTAAAATTGTCTAATGTTTCTTGATTAGCTTTTTTGTCCATTCTTAAAGAAATAGCTTGTCCTAAATCTTTGAATGTTGGAAGTAATTCTTCAGCAATAAATCCTCCAACTTTCTTTGCTCCTGTTGCTGCAAGACCTCCTGCTTTTCTAATCAATCCAGATTTCTTCGGTTCTTCTTTATCCATCATAGGAAATGAAGTAGATGGACGATCTACACTTTGAGAATCTAAATATTCTTGTATCTCAATTTGTGATGCTCCTTGTGATTCAAGAGACTCTATATTTTGCTCTAATTGTGGTCTTGTTAATGCCATATTAGTTTGGTAGATTATATGTACTTCCAGATGAAGAAGTAAATATTTCTCCACTATCTTCTAAATCAACTTCTTCTTCACCAGATTCTTCATCAACTGATGCTCCAATTCTTCCAGCCAATTCAAGATCCACGATAATGTTTTGAGGATCCAATCCTAAACTATTTGCCAATCTTCTGTACTCTCCAACTCTTTTTGTGTGTACTTCTTTTGCTCCTACAAACAACTTAACAGCTCTATCGACAAAATCTTGTCTTTGAAATCCATCATCTGGTCCCAATCTTTCTCCACTTAAGAGCCTATTGTAGAAGTTTCTTGTTCTTTCTGGAACTCCAGCAGCATTTGATGCTGTAGCAAACTCTGTCTCTCTAACAACAGATCCAGGATCCAAAAGTTTCATAAAGTTGAATATCAAAGCAAGATCTCCTGCTGGAGATGGATCTGAAGCAGACTTTTGTATTCTAACAAATGAATCTCTCTGTTTGACAAATTCATTGGATGCTGTAAGAAATTCTTTCCTAAGAGATGATGATTGTGTAAATGTTTTATCATCTTTTGCTTTAGTTGGAGACATCTTTTCTTA